ACAAACCAAGATCCAATGGCAACCCTTAAAGCACCAGTCGTCGCCTGCATTTGGAAGGTGGCAAATTTGGAACGAAATACCCAAGACGGGAAGGTGGTAACGGTTCATTACACAGTGGCCGCCACTGATGACACCTACGCCGCAAGTGCATACGGCAGTCTCGGTTTGGATGGCGATGTGACCACTCCTTACGCTGAGCTGACCGAAGATCAAATTGTTGATTGGGTCAAAGAATCCTTTGGCGTTGAGAAGGTTGCCGAAATTGAAGAGGCACTTCAATCACAACTTGACGAGCAACGCGCTCCCACCAAAGCCGCTGGCGTCCCCTGGTAAGCCATGGCAGTACGTGCAAAGGCTGGTGCATCACACATCACCCACCAGCCGGGGGCGCCGAAGCTGACCAACCAAGGTCAAGGCAAAAGATCACGGCCAAACCACGGCCGAAAGAAGCGCCGTGGCCAAGGCAAAGGCTGAACCTTGCTAAAATAAGGGCACCTAATAGCCTGCCGTGTCAACCCCTGAGCCACAACCAGGGTTTTGGCGCGGCGTGCGGCAGGAAGCATTGGCTGGCATTGTCGTGCTTGCAGTCGGCAGTGCTGGCGCTGGTATTTTCTACCTCTGCTACACCGTCCCAACCAAGCTAGACGACGTGCTAAGCAACCAGCAGTTGATCCAGAAAAAGCTTGGTGACGTTGAAGACAAGGTTATGGATCATGATGTCCGCTTGATCAAGCTGGAACTACGGCGCTAAGCTGGGCAAAACCACCTTCCCAGTCATGGAAGCCATCCTTGCTAATCCAATCTTTTGGATCGCTGTTGCAGCTGCATCTGAGATTATCGGTCTCAATCCCAAGTGGAAAGCTAACAGCATTGTTCAGCTTGTGTTCCAGATCCTGGGGACGCTGAAGCCAAAAAAGGGCTGATCTGGCAGTTTGATACGCGATCAGATTTTGAGCGGGCACAACGGTACATCGAACGCAAGAAGTTTGAAACCACCTTGCCCGCCAAGATTGATGTTGCTGTAGCTGAGGCCGCAGCCGTCATTGATCGCGAGATTGAACGCCAGAAGCCAAAGCCGATTTACACCGAGCAGCCGGTTAACGACGAGCTGCAAACAGGCGACAGCCGCGACCTTGGCGGTGAGATGCGCATCCAATCACCCTGGACAATAAATGACTGGCATTAAGCTGCTTGACCTTTGTAAGCATTACAAGGGTCTGCCGTACCAGATGGCGGCAATCTCCGAACTGGAAGAGGCCATCAACAAGGCCAACCCGCACATCCTTGGCCGCGAGCAAGCGTGGTTCAAGACCTGGAGCCAGGTTGGTAAGCAGGCATCAGCCAACCCACTGCCTACGCCGTACCAGAGCCAGCGGGACAACTACCGCGACGCATGGCGGACATGCTTCAGCTCAAGCTGCGCCATGTTGCTGATGACGCTCAAACCGGGTGTAATCCACTCAGATGATGAGTACATCAAGACCGTGTTCACCATCGGGGACACGACCAACTCAACGGTGCAGATCAAGGCGTTACAGCATTACGGTGTTTCAGCGCGTTTCAAGACCAATGGCAATCGTGCCTTAGTACAGCAGCAGATTGACGCAGGTAAGCCGGTGCCGGTGGGTTTCCTGCACCATGGCACGGCCAACGCACCATCCGGTGGCGGCCACTGGCTTTGCATCATTGGGTACGACGCCACTGGCTACATCGTCCACGACCCATGGGGCGCTATGAACGTTGCAACCGGCGAGTACGGCAGCACTTTTGGTGCCAAGCAGCACTACGACTACAAGACCTTCGAGCCACGTTGGATGGTCGATGGACCCAGCTCAGGATGGTGCATCGTGGCTTAGGCTGCGGTGCGCTTAATTTTTATCAGTGCTGATTCCTGACCACGAGATCCGCCGCCTCTGCCAAATGCGGGAAATGGTGTCACCTTACGTTGAGGCGCACCTGAACCCAGCATCACTGGATGTAACGCTGGGTGATCGAATCATGATTGAAGTCACCGGCACCCGTGAGCTGGAGATTACCGGCATCCATAACTACAGCGAGGAGCAGCCGTACTGGATCAAGCCGGGTGAATTCTTCCTTGCTGAAACCAGGGAAATCTTCCACCTGCCTGATTACGTCGGTGCCCAGTTTGTATTGAAGTCGAGCCGCGCCCGTGATGGTTGGGACCACGCCGAGGCTGGCTGGTGTGATCCAGGTTGGTATGGGTCACGGCTGACCATGGAACTGAAGAACAGCAGGCGATTGAATGCGCTGCCAATCTGGCCTGGGATGCGGATTGGACAGATGAAATTCATCTTGGTGTCAGGCACACCAGAACGCACATACGCCCAAACTGGCCGCTACAACGCTGATCTCGGCGTCACGGCGAGCAAAGGTTGAAGTAAATCATTGCGCATCCAGCTCGTCGGCGATGGCTAAAAGCTCTTCGCGGATGGTGCGGCGCTCACTCCAGATGCCCTTAAGCATGTCGGGATCGTCTTGCTCTGACTCGGGAGCTTCTGGCGCGACTTCATCAGCAGCAGCACGAAGAACGGCGGCAAGTACTGGACCAATTAGGTCATCGTCAGTGCTGTAATACGCCTTACGCACTGCCCGCGCGGTGGGGGAGAGGTTAGTCATTTGCTATTTGCGAATTGCCTATAGATCAAACCAGGCGCTTCTGCGGGGTCGTACAACTCAATCATTGAGTAGTTGTCAAAGCCGTTTTGTTCAGCAAAGACCGTGGCGGCAATGTGGGTCGTAAATGGACCTACCTGGATGGCATCGATCAAAAGTGCGTAGGTCATGGTTAGTCGATCCAGCTGCTGATTGCTTTGACCATGCAGAAGCCTGCCCATGCGCCTTTGTCTGAGATTAGGTCAGCAAGGCGCTGGAAGTCTTCTTCTTTGATCTTGTCCCAGCCAGTTTTTGGTGCGATGTAGCGATTGATTAGATCCTCAGCGAGGCATTCGCAGCGGTAGTAGGTCATTTGATTAGGTGGTAATGAAAAGGGCACCGAAGTGCCCCGTGGTTGTTAGGCGCCAAATGCAAGCAGCACGGTGAGGATGCCAACGATGGTCCAGAGGATCAACTGGCGTTCCTTGAGATCGTTGATCTGCTCGGCTTGGGTGTCGATCATCTCGCAGGATGCGTCGATGATGTCGGCCTTGGTGGAAGCGTGTGTGATGTTCATTGGATTTGATTTGATTTGATTGCGGGAGTTGCCTCCCGTAGGAACAGAATACACCGCAGACGGTGCGTCTGGCAATGCTGTTGCATTTCTTTACGTTTGCCCGCGCTAGCTAGGCTGGTAGCAGCGGCAACTGCTCCGTGCAGCCATACCTATTCGAGATCACTGCCAAGGTGGTGATTCGCTCGGATAGCGAACCGGAGGAGTTGCCAGCGGACGTGTACGCACGAATCTCTGAGTTCATAGGGAACGAAGAGGATCTGCTGTCGCTTGACATCGAAATGTTCCCCCTACCAGATGCCAACAGTGGATCATCAGATCGATGGAACGACGCTGATACCGAGGAAGGAGGCGAAGCGGCGGTGGCGTGATGCAGTGTTATTACGAAGTGATTACTGTTGCTCGTACTGCAACGAGCAGCTAGGACCTCGTAGCGCCACGCTTGACCACATCATCCCCAAGGTGCTTGGTGGGTTAACCGTACCAGAAAACCTCTGCGGTGCCTGCATTACATGCAATGGCAGCAAGGGGCACCGTGATTGGCGCGACTGGTTCCGTGCTCAACCGTTCTACAACCTGACCCGCGAAGAGGCTATTGACTCTTGGCTTACTCAGTAATACTGCACGTAAATCTCGGCCTGCCACAGGTCGTTGGTGTACCGGCAAAGCGCACCGTTCTGGCCGCAGGCCCGATACACAGGCTCTTCGCCAAAACTGTGGTCTAACAGTTCAATCCAGCGACCAGGACCGCGATCCATCCGATCTAGCACTTTCCTTTCCATCGTCGTACAACCCGCAGCGTGCGGCAAAGCGCCCCCCATTCTGCCGTGCCTCGGGGAACCCAAGACTGCATTCGTTGCCGCGTGGTAACCAATGGATACAAGACCAGCACTTAGCTTTTCCATGAAATTCGGATTCAATTTCTTCAATTGGTTGGTTTTTGCGTAACGCCAAATAGTGGTACTGCGCACGGATGTACGCCTCTCGCACGTCTGGCGTACAGAGATCAATAATTGTTTCAGCGCGGCCTGGCAGGCGAATTTTGGCACGCCAGTTGTCGGACAACCTCAAGCGTTCAACAATTACCCTGCCGCTGTAGAGAACGATCATTCGCTTTCTCCATACGCTGGCTCGTGGTAAAGCCGCTCCAGTTGCATCGACAGCGGTTCTGGTTCCTCGGCCAGCTCCTGCATGATTGCGTCAACCTGCTTGTCCGTTGCGTCTTGCACAACGTACATGTGGTTAAAGCTGTGGTGCTTGACCGCAACAAAGCCAACCCGTGGACTAGACAGTAGAAAACGCACGGCGCAATTTTCAAGCCAGTTCAGGAATGGTGCGCTCATGGTTTCAGTTTGGTAATAAGTCGATCGAGATACCACTGTGCTTTGGCTGCATTGACGACTGAATCGCCCTTGTCCCACATGCGCAAAATGTAACGCAGGATGTGACCTTGGCAGTTGCCCAACACTGGGTCAGGCGCACGCAAGATGGCGGCCTCAATCACGTCGATGGCTTCCACTGGCCCGTGTTGATAGTAATCAGGGTTGATCTGATCAGTCATTAGCGTCTAGCTCCAACTTGATCGCAGCTTGGAAATAACCGGCAATCTTCATCCGAGCAAACACAGTGCCGCCATCTGCGGTGGTTTTATCTTCAACCCGTGCGTACTGATACCGCGCTTCCTCAAGGGCAGCCATGGTCTCAATGTTCAGAGTATCTAGCTCTGCGTTGCTAAGGGTTTTGATGTCCTCAAGCAGGAAGTTGCGGCCAAGAAGATAGGACTTAAAAAACGGTTCATTCATGTTGATTTTGTGGATACCTGAAGCAGTGTACTAGGCCCATTTGCCCAGGATGTAGCGGCGGACAACCTGGATAGCCTGCTGAGCGTGCTTCTCGACCAGCACCGACTGGGTGTCGCTCATGGCAAGGCACACAGCATTGAAAAGCTCCTCATACTCGACATCCCGCGTGTTACCCGCAAGGTCGTGGGCAAACTCGTCCCACAGCCCTGTGTAGGTGTTACAAGTGCGACCACTGCGTGCATAGAGCGCTTCCATCATTTGGTGGCGGCGGTTGTCTGGGTCGGCTTGCTTCATTTGATGATGTTGTACAGGTTGCGGCACTCCTGCCACGCTATCGAATTGTGGTGCAGTTGATCCATGCGGACGCGGATCAAAGCCTTGACGTGTTCGCGCTCATGATCGCGGCCAGCCTTGAACAGGCCGGAATCGCTTACCAGTGCTTGTAGACGCTGAAGTGGATCAATCATTGGATGCTTTGGTAAAGATGTTGCATTCCCCAGCAAAGAAAAGGTTCTGTGCTGGCTCGGGGAAATCAAGCGAGCATTTACCTTTGAGCCATAGGCCACAGCATTCGCAGGAGTGCTCGGCAAAGGAATTTCGCCGAGGAATCTCAGGGAATAACTTTTTATGACCTACGCCAAAACGTATTTGCTCAACGGTTTGGCGAGAAACACCATGCCGCTCAGCCATGATCTTGTGGGTCTCAGGCGACAGAAGGATGTCGCGGACAGCCTCCGGGGAGATTTTGGTCATCGCATCGCTTCTACTGTTGCGTTGGGCCAGCGGTTTTGGGCGTAGGTAATAGCCGCCGCTTTGTTTTCGGCACGCATCGTCATGGTCATTGGCATTGAGCCGGACTTGTAGACGATTAAGGTGTAAAGCTTGGTTTTGGCCTTAGCAACGGGGCGGCTGATTCCTTCTCCGTGGCGGCTTTGGTCTTCTTCGCGCCACAGAAGTAGTGCGCCTTGGATGTTAGACATTGGGAAGTTTTACTTGATGGTGGTCAGTAGGTGTAAGCCATTCAATCTGGTTCCAGTAGGGCAGCCATTCTTGAGTAGCAATGGCTTTAGCCTCTAGCCAGCTGGTGGCTTTGATGCACTCGTAAACGTTTGCTTCAGGAATGCGAAAGTAAAAATTGCGTAGGGTCATGGCTTGAGTACCTGCTGGCAAACGGGTTCGCTTTGGGCGGTAAGCACGGTTTGTTCACGTCCATTGCTGATGCCTGCGGCATAGACCGCAAACATCAAAGCAATGACGGCAAGGCGGTTGACAAATGGATTGTTGATCATTGGATTGGATTTGATTGGATGCAGGAGCGTTGCCCCTGTCTTGGTACTATACACCACCTGCGGCGTGGGTCAATGGTGCGTTACAAATCTTCGTCGTACTTGAGCGCTGTTTTTTTCTGGATCGCAGCATTGGCCTTGGCAAGGTTTTCCATCACGTCAGCAGCCTCGACAAAGCTTGGCTCCAGCGTGATCGGAGTCCGCAGCACCGGCTTGTGCTGGTGCCGATCAGACCAGCCAATGGCGTAGTCCGGCACACGCACCTCGACCGTAAACCACGCATGGCCGCAAGACCCACAGACCCGTTTGCGGACCACCTCATCAGGCAGGTGCCCGTTGGTCACTGGTGTCCGGTGGTTCTTGCTACGGCAATTCGGGCAATT